CCCACACAATAATGTAGACACACCAAACAACAGTAATGCAAAAAAGGGCTGCGCTCGTAAAAGCTAAAGCCCAATCTTTCATTGTTTAACCCATGTCTGCCAAACAGCACCAGCAGCAATGACTAACCCACCTATCCATAAAACTGGTTGTGCAATGGAGGCTATCCAGTTAAGAACCTTTACAGCACCCTTGGCAGCGTCAATAGCAGTTACAAGGTCTTTTGTGTTCTTATCTATGTCATCTACTTTAGTTTCAACTGCAAGCAGTCGCTCGTAGATTTGAGCATGGGTTACTTCTTCGGTCATACATTATGCTGGAGGAGTTTCTTCTGTAGGAGTCTCAGCAGGTGTTTCTTCCACAACTGGAGGCTCAATATATTCAGCTTGAACATATTTCCATGTGAGTGGAAGACCTACCCAGTTAACATGATTCCATACCCACTTAGCTGTTTCATTCTCATCAGGAGGTGCAACAGAAGTGGAGTAAGGAACTTCAGTTTCTGAAGTGCCACAATAAAGACCAGAGATTTCAAATTTGTAAAACATGATTTATCCTACCCTTACATAAGCGGTTGCACCAGTTTGTATTGGAGTAATGGCTGTTGTGCCTGTTTGATAAAAAGCACCTCCAGCGGTTACGTCTGATTTAAAAAGTACAGGATTAGTTGCGTTAGTAAGAAAACCTGTACCTGATAGGCAGAATGTCATGCCCCCTGCATCTGGTGTTACATAAGTATTACCGCCAGCAAAAGGCTCAGGATTAGAGGCTATAACAAACTGAGATGCAGTCCAAGTTACACCACCATCTGTAGTGCTATAACTGCGCCCTCCAGCTAAAGAAGTTCCATAAAGAACCGCTGTGTTTGAGTCAAATGTAGCAAGTGAAACACCATACGCCCAAGCCTCATGAGAAAGGACGACCTCTACTGGTACTGATGCTATTGTCCAAGTCAACCCATCAGCAGATGTTAAGATTTGTTTTTGATTTAAAACAGTAGCATAAAATCTATATGCGTCTGCATATACCACGCTGGACTTAGAAAGAACACCAATTGGGAGAGTGGCTGGTGTCCATGTTGCCCCGTTGTCTGTAGAAACTTGTATGCTGTTACTAGAATTTGAGCAAACAACTGTGTTTCCTTTATAAGCAACCCCACCAACAGTACTAAATGGTAAGGGTCTATCTGCTGACCAAGTTGCACCAGAATCAGCAGAGTAATATGCAGCAGTTGATGAGACAGTAAGTTGAATTAACTTTGCAGGGTCTGTTTGGTTGTACTGCATAAAATAATCAGTAGGGTCTAAACTACTTGGGCCACTACTTGCTGCCCACGTTATACCGCCATCTGTTGAATAGCGTTTTGTAGTCGTTCCAACGTGTAAATAACAGTTATTTCCATTGCGATAAAACTGGAAATTTGAAGTCTGCGCCCTTGTTGTTGTTCCCAAAACTGCTAGTGTATTATCGCCACCCCAAGCCAATCCATCTGTCGACAAAGATGCAACAAAATTTGTTCCACCTGGGCCAAGCAATAAAAATCTAGCACCACACCACACTACAGTCCATTGAGTGTTTGTGCCGTTTCTTCTCCATCCATTTTGACCACCTAATGTGTAAGTAGTTCCTGTTTGTGAACACCACGCATTAGTAGTTGTAGAACTTGTTGAAAAAGTAGGAATACCAGTAACTGTTCCAGCAGTCCACGTTGTGCCGTTAGTTGTGTAAGAAGCACTTAAAGCAGTAGCACTTGTAAAACAATAAGAAAATATAGTTGTATTGTCACTAGCAACAACTCCATTTGTGCCACCACTTACACTATTAGTTCTAAAAGATGTTTGACCCGTTGCAACAATCTGGAATCCAACAGAGGTAGCAACACCAACGCCCACAGCAGTAGTTTGCGTATAGCATGATGGAACAACGCTAACACCACTTGCAGAAATTCTAGCTATTGGGTTTGGTGCAAAAGTTCCACTTGATATATAAGACCTTGCTAAAGAACCTTGCATAATAACTGTTGGGCTTGTAGAAGTTGCAGCAGACGCAAGATTTGCTTTTGAAGATGCACTTAAATTACTAGAGGGTGTTGGCGTAGCAGACTTTAACCATTTGCTTGTTCCAGCATCATAAAATTCAGCTACTCCACTTAAATCTCTAATCTCACCAATAGAGAACCTATCAAGTGACTGTGGGCTAGGGGTTGTAGTATTGCGTCCCATTTAATTACTCCTCGTATCCGTAAACTGTTACAGATGTACTAGCTACATCCGAATAAACAACAACATTCTTAGTGGTTTGAGCAACAATACCTGTACGCTCTAAAATGCCACCATTGGCTAAGACTTGTGCGCCATACTCAATCCACTCGCTTGCGCTAGGTGTACCAGTAGCACTAATTGCAATTCGTACAGTAGCGACAGCACTATTACGATTAACAATGTTAATGCTAAATGTTCCTGTCTTTGCACTTGGTACTGTATAAACAGTTGTATTGGTAGCTGCACTTGGTGCAGACTGACCTAAGATTCCTGTAGCCATTGTTAAGTTCTCCTATTAAAATCCAGCAAAGAAATATGCTTTTCCATTTGAAAAGCCTACCGCAGCATCTGCCCAAACTGGCGCATTTCCACTACCTGCTGAAGTAATAATTTGACCAGCAGTCCCTGCTGCCCCACTCAATTGTAAACCAGTAGTGATATTTGGGGTAGTCAAAACTGGTGCAGTTAGCGTCTTGTTTGTCAGGGTTTCTGTACCTGTCAAGGTAGCAAAGCCACTAGCAGTAAACGCTGCCTGAGTCCAAGTTGAGCCTGTCCACACATACAAAGTGCTTACTGCTGTATTCCAGTACAAAGCACCTGTGAGCAAAGCGTTTCCGTCATTGTCCACAGAGGGCGCAGTTGACTTAGAGCCTAAATATCGGTCATCAAACTGGTCATAACTAGATGCTGCACTCGTAGCACTAGAAGCAGCAGCCGTAGCACTAGAAGACGCATTACCTGCGCTTGTAGAGGCATTTGATGCACTTGTAGAAGCATTGGAGGCAGAAGTCGCAGCAGCAGCAGCACTCGTAGCAGCAGAAGTTGTCGAGCCAAACAGAGTATCAATCTGAGCAATCGTATAAGCGTCTGCAATACCAAACCCACTCAAAGTAGTAGGATTCGTTCCAGCAGTAATGCGCCCATAAGCGTCAGCAGTTACAGACTTGTAAGTTCCAACAGTTACGCCAGAAGTAGCCAAGTCGATATTGTCTGAGTTAACAACAATCCGTCCAGAAGACGCTGTTCCTACATTAAGTGTGTTACCTGTCTTTGTAAGACCATCACCTGCTGTAATCTGACCTGCGCCAGAGAATTGAGCAAAGGTAACTGCCGTAGTCCCCAAAGTACCGCCAGCAGTAATTGTTGAGATATAACCATTGTTGGCTTGAGTCGTACCCTTCTCAACAAAAGTAAAGGCAGCAACCAACTCATCCCATGTATTAGCGTCTGTCGTGCGTGTCCATGTACTAGCTGCACACAGATAAATACCATTGCCAGATTGAGTGGTCTGGTCTTTAACCAAAACTCGGTCACCAACTGATACCGAAATGCCATCAATGGTCTGTGTTCCAGACAAAGTGATATTCGCAGTAGTCGCAACAACCACAGAGGCTTTGGCATCAATACCTTGGGCTAGTGCGTCAACATAACCCTTGTTGGCAGCGTCAGAATCGTTTACAGGATTTGCTAAACCAGTAATAGTGGCAGACGTACCAGAGTCCATGTCCAATGAGCCAGAGATGGTCACATTGTTGAATGTAGAAGTACCAGAAGCAGCCGTGACATTACCTGTTACATTGCCTGTCAGATTACCTGTGACATTGCCTGTTACAGCACCTGTGTGTGTTCCTGTGGTGTTACCTGTAACTGCACCTGTTAGTGCGCCTACAAAGCCTACACTAGCAGTTACTGTAGTTCCTGTGATTGCTTGGGCAGATGAACCACCGATTACAGCACCATTGATTGTTCCACCAGTAGCTGTGATTGACGATGTAGTGATAGGGCCTGAGAAACCAGCAGTAGCCGTAACAGTTCCTGTTAAAGCAGAAGTGCCAGTAACAGATAAGTTACCGCCTACAGTTACATTGTCGCCAGCAGAGCCATCTTGAAAGTTCTTTAACTGAGCCATCAATGTACGGATAGCATTGTTGACTAAACTTGGGGCCATGCCCTCCGCTAAGTTAATACTGTTAATGTCAGTATTATTGTTAGCGGTACTGCTGTATTCTGAAATCTTGGTCTTTGCCATGTTAGTCCTTAGTCGGGGTTAGCCATACCAGTTAAATCTAGTTTCATTGGTTGTTGTGCTTGGTACAACAAATTAAACATTGTTGGATAGTCTATATCTGGCATCCTGTTTTGTACATCAAGCAAACCTTTAGCTACACGCCCTGCACCATAAGCAGCTTCACCCATCAAACGAGGAGATGAAGTAGCCAATGAAGCACCTGCAAGTGGTAAACCACCAACACCTTGCGCTAAAAACGCAGTAGGAATTGAAGTTGCTCTTTGCAATCCTCTTGGAGTCCACTCAGAAAGTGCTTGACCTGCCAATGCTGGCATCATTTGTCTGCCACCAGCTTGCTCAAGTTCTTTAGCAAGATTTAAACGCTGACCATAGTTTGTATTAACATTGTTACGCATCAAAGACTGCAACTTACGCATTGCTGTATCTGCTGATGCTTTATTGTTAAGAGACAAAGCCTTTTCAATCTCACGAATCGTATCTGTTGCGTCAGAATACGACTTCATTGTTTTTGAATAAGTTGGTGCTTGTTTAACAATCTCAGACTTAATTCCGTTATAGACTTCATTGACTGAATTTAAAGCAGTCTTTTGCTCATAAGGAATCTTCTCAAGAATATCGCCAATCTGCTGTTTTAAAGCATCCAAACCTTCTGGCGTATGAAACTGAGCAGGGTCTAGTTTTCTCCAAGCATCTACTTTAGCTTGTGCTTCTGACAATCTTTCAAAAGCAACTTCATTCTTAACTTGACCTTTAAAAGTAATCTTATTTAAGGCTTGCTTGACAGCGTTATCCACACCAGTAAGCGAAAGAATAGTTTTATCGCCCTTAATGTTCTTCATGCCTTCACGATAAATGCGCTGTCTTTCAATAGCCATTTCAGCTAGGTTTTGTTTGGCAGCATCAAGAACTTCTAATTGTGGAACTTCACCACGCAAGTTAGCCCTAAACAAGTCAGACATTTCACCGCCAGTTTTACCAGCTTGGTAAGCCTGACCAATAGCCTCTGAACCTACGCCAGTTTGCAATCCAAGACCAGCTTTAGTAGCACCACCCAAAACATCAAGTGTCTTTCCAGTAGTACGAGCAGCCAACATCAAAGGGTCAACAGCACGAGCAGCAGTAGCTAATGCAGGTGCAGCCCTTGTAGGCAACATAGCACCGCCTGTAAGGACAGTAGAAAGGTCAGCCATAACTCCAGCAGGGTCAGTAGCCAAAGCACGTTTAGCACCTTCTACGCTACCATAACGCTCTACATAGTGTTGACCAACTTTAGAAGCTAAGTCACGACTAGCTTTGTCTTCGCCCACAGCTTGAACAAGTCGCTCTGGCAATGCGTTTTGCAATATGCCAGCACCAAGGTCTAAAACAGCCTTAGTTGTTTGAACAGGACTAGATACCGCTTGATATATATCACCAAGCATTGAGCCAACAGAACTAGGAAAGTTCTTGACCGCACTAACTGCGACATCAGCAGCAGAAAGTTGTGGTTGAGCAGAAGTCATAGGATTTTCGGTAGGTTTTTGACCTGCACGAACCCTCTCAACCATTGCCTTTAATTCTGGTGCATCTGGTGCAACATCATCAGGAATGTCTGGAATCGTAATTCCGTCTTTTGTAGTTATGGAATATGGCATATTAGTAGTTCACATTAACATTTCTACTTGTATCACCAAATAAAGGTGCTACACCCTGAGACTTTCTGCGCTGGTCAATAAGTTTGATTGTATTTTCCTGTGCAGTAGCAATTGATTCATTAAATTTCTTCAATGCTTCCAATGTTGCTTTAGTGTCATTCTTACCAGATGCAGCAATCAAAGCATCAGCAAAACGCAATACATCCTTATCTGTCTGTACGCCTTTTTCTGCACTAACTTTTAAGTTAACTGCATTTTTAACTGATGATTGCAAATCTGCATAAGCACGACTTGCCTCAGTTGAGTCACCAGTTAAGTTAGCTGCTTGATAGCGTAAGTTTTGGACAGGGCCAAGCACTAACATTGGTTTCTTAGTAACAGGGTCTGGAGTCAATGCTTTAATTGGAGAGAACAACTCTTTCTGTGTTGATTTATAGCTATTGATAGCTTGCAAATCTTCATCTTCAGACTTCTGCAAAGTCGCTGGCAAAGGTTTATTCTTGGCTGCATCAATTTTTTGCTCTGCAAGCATACGAGCAATTTGCTGATTACCAAGTGCAATGCTTGCTGTTAATGCTTTAGCTTCAGCACTTTGTGCTAGACCCTGCTCTTTATAAGCATTAAGTTGTTTATCTTGTGCTTCAATTCGTGCTTGCACTTGTTTAAAGTCAGAGTCTTTTTGCAACATCTGACCAATTTGTGCAACACGAGTATCAACAACAGCAGGGTCTAAATTCTGCCAAGTTTTTGAATATTGTTGAACAATTGGTTTAAGATTTTTAGGCAAATTAGGGTCTGCCAAATAAATAGCAAATGGGTTGTCTTCTTGTTGACTAGCACCAATAAACCCTGCTTTACGCAAGTCAGGAACAAGTTTAGCCATGCTTGCTAAAGATGTTAGTGGGTCAGGAGACAACATTGCCAAGGCTTGTAGCTTGTTTGTGTCAACAGAACGTGTAGTCTGAGCAGGTATTACACCTTCTCCAACTTGCTGACCCATCATATCCTCACCATACATTGCTCTTTCTGGAGTGGTTGTAGTAGTAAAGATTTGTGGCGCAAGTAAACGCACTTGTTTTTCTTGCTCACGCCTTGCTTCATCTTCTTTACGCTTACGCAACATTTCTTGCAATTGAAAGTTCTGCAATTGAGTCTGCATTGCATCAGTCATACCGCCCTTATAGGCTTTCTGACCTTGTTGTAAGCCTTCAACAATAGATTGTCCTGTGTTACCACCTTGGAATAATCTACCTGCTAGGGCATACAAGGCTTGTGCTTGTGCATCGTCACGATTACGAGCAATGTCAGCTTGTGACATACCGAGCAGACCCATTGTGTCTGCACCGCCTGTACCGAAAATGTCTAATAGTCCAGCCATGTTAGTCCTTATGGATAAAAGGTAGACATAAGGTCTTGATTACCATAATAAGCACCAGTTCCAAAACCACCACCGCCACCAATCTGGCTCATAGCAGAGGGTGTAGAACCCCAAGGATTTAACCAACTAAGGTTAGGAGAACCTAGATTCTTGTAAACAGCAGCACCAGTAGCAGCAGTACCCAATACCTTCTGCAAGGTAGAAGTATCAGCAGCACCAGAGGCAGTAGTAGAGCCAACTCGTCCTAATGGGTTGCCATATACCAATGACATATAGTTTTGCAAGTTCTGTTGTGGTTGGTTTTGCAAGAAGTTAAAACGCTGAATATCAGCACCTAACTGTTGACCTGTATAACCTTCACGCAACTGACCAGCTTGCAACAACTGGTTAATGTCTTGGTAATCAGCTTGAGCCAATTGTGGCGCAGCCCCAATAGCTTGTTGCTGACGCTGACGCTCTGCTTCGTAGTTTTGATAAGCTAATTGACCTGCTGTGTTAGTCAATGCTTGTGCATATTGACCTGTAGCACGATTCTGTAGATTACCCATAGCACCAGAACCATAACGCCCTGCTAAACTAGATTTAGAGGCAATGTCAGAAAGACTTGTGTCAAATTGTGACTTAGCAGCTTGCGCAGCAGGGGCAAATGCACCTTGAAAGAATGGATTACCACCCAGATAAGCACCACCCAAAGTTCCCTGCAACTGCTGTTGTGCAAGTCCAGTTAAAGGATTACCAGCAAGCGCACGAGTCTCCATTGCCTGAAGACCTGCTTGTGTTGTTTGTGATGGGGCTACAAAGGTTTCACCTGTGTAGTATTGTGGGCCGCCTTGCTGGTACATACCTGCGGCTTGTTGTAAGCCATAAGTCAGATATGGTGAAATTTCTGGTGCGACTGTGGATGTGGTAGTAGTTGCCATCTTTTACTCCTAAAAGTTCGGATTCCAAGATGGGTCATCCACGGAATCAATTATACATAAATTATTAAAATCAACCAATAATTGCATACCGATATGTCTTATTGGCAGTCGAATTTGCAAAGTGGGTTATCGTAGCCGTACCCTGTCCTTGGGAACTAGCATAGATATTCGTCAATGCTGACGGAGAGATGTAGTTCATTGTAGTAATCAAAGATGCTGTAGATGGGTAATTTGTTCCAGCAGCGTAGGCTTGGAGGCTCACAGCAGTGCTATCAGTCTCCCACCAAAGTTCAACGTAATCATTTGCATTTAAACTTAAATAATAGTTCCATCCAGTTAAACCATGACCATTAACTGAGCCATGCTTGCTAGGGATAGCAAAGAATCCTGTTGAACCAGTAAGGTTTGTTCCATTGATTTTTATCCAAGTCCTAGCATCATGGTCTTGCGAATCAGTATTTTCAAACTGACCAGACCATTGAAAGTTATAAATGCCTGTGTTTTTGACATTCATCCTAGAACTGTTAGACAAAGTTATGCCATTAGAGTAATCAGTTGTGTCTAATGTCATTGCATAGGCAGTATTTGCTGCGCCAACAGTTTGGTCAACAAGGCTTTGGAAAGCCCCATAAGGCATATAGTCCACATTTGCAGCAACAGATGCTGGTGCAAACAAGATAACGCTATCTGGGCCTATCCTTCGGTCTGTCAAAGTGGTAGTTAAAGCACCACCAGTTGCCAGAGTCAAAGTCCCTGTGTTATTGGTCTTTCCGTCCATGATGCCACGGACTACTTCAGCCACAGCCCTCTGGTCACCACCAAACGCAGGTAGGCTTCTAAACATCAGCGCACTCCCTGACCTGTCACATCCACATCAATAGCCACAGCGTTAGTCCAGTTACCAGTAGGGGTTAACTGAAGTCTGTGGTATCTGCCAGAACTACGCAAAGAAACCCTGTTCTCTGAGTCAGCAGCCACAGCAGTACCAAAGGTAACATCTTGGCTTAACAGTTGCCTAGAAGCTACAGCAATGGTTGCAGAGCCATTATCTACCTGTGGACGAGCCAAAGTCACCACCGATTGACCACCTAAATCAATGTCACCAGTAGCAATCTGACCTGTTGCGCTTGTTCCTGTGTAGGTGTAAACCTTTGCGCCTAGCGTACCGCCAAGAAAGTATTTACCACCAACATACAAACGAGAGTCAAGACTTGTTGTCAATGCGTCAATAGATGAGTTAATACTATCTAGTTGCTCAAGAGTAACAGCAGTTGAGGATGCCTCAGACAAGTAATCAGTACCTGCATCTGCGTAAGTCCATTTCTTAGTAGCAAAGTTGTAAATGATTAGTTTACGATTTCCATCTGTAGCTACATAGTTCCAAATCACCAACTTGCGGATAGGGTCAACCGCAGAAGACATAGAACCATAATCAGATTCAGATGCGTCATCAATAAAGAATCGGTCAACCTTTTCGCTACCAATTGGAATAACTTGCTGACCATCACACATATAGAAACCATCGTCCGAAAGGAAGAATGTAATCCCTTGGTACTGAGCAATTGAGCCAGCTACCATACATCCCTTATTACGAGAGATATTGTCAAACTGGAATATGAACGGAGTACCTACATAGGTCATTCGGCTAATGGCTCTTTCTAAGAACACCAAGCCAAACTCACCACCACGAATTCCTACAATCTGTCCACCATCAGGAATATCTTGATAGTCAGACTGAGTGTTTACATTCTCTACCCAATCAGTCTCATTATTGATAGCTGACCAACGAACACGATATTGTTGCTGTGCAGCAGATTCATAAGTATTTGCACAAACTACAAAGTCACGCACGACAGTAATAAACTTAGCTATCGGTGCAGATGCGCTTAAATTAGCAAATGCGGTAGATGTTCCTAGCGTCCATGCTTGCAATACATCAGCGTTATTAGTCGTAATAACAGTCTTACCAAACTGAGTAAAACGCACCTTGTCTGTAATTCCTGTGGTCATGCCTGTTTTAACTTGAGTCAATGCACCAACACCACTTACTGTATAAATCTTGGTAGCACCAGAAGTAAACAACTGAGTCGTAGAGTCTGGGTTTTTAGCAGCGTACAAAGAAACTAAGTCTTCGGCAGCAGACGCAGAAAGTGCCACAGCAGTAGGGAATGGGCCGTACCCCACAGCCTGAGAAACCACATTCTTAGCGTTAGTCAGCGCACCAGTAATACCTGACTGGTCAGGCATCCACTCACCTAGTTGTACTCTTTGTGTAGGCATATTAAATGTATGTAGTTTGCATTGCCAAAGGAACGCCAGAATACTGACCCTTCTCATCAGAGCGAGTCAAAGAACTCATAGCCCTATCAAACATAGTTCCCCATGTATTGATTCGAGCATCGTTCATCAAGTAAGGCTCTGCCTCTAGCAAAGACGCATACAAAAGCAAATCAGGACATTCAGTCAAGAATGTATTGCTTGTGTTTGATGTACTCAAAAAAGGAGGGGCAATAGAATAAACCAAACTCAATGTGTAGTTACTATCTGGGATAGGTGCTAACTTAAATGTCGTAGCCAAAACTGTATAGTTCAATGGCTTACCAGCGTCCATGCTTCTTGAGTTACGAGAAAACAAAGACGGAGATTCATAGTTCAATGGCATTACTGGATTACCTGTAACCACAAAATCTTTTACTTCCAAGAAGTCAGATGGGATATTAACTGTAGCAGTCCCAGATGTGCAGGTTAAAGATGTAGAAGTCAACATCTGACGAATACGCAAGTCTCTGCGTAATCGTACTTCTGCCAAACGGATAAAGTCTGGAATCTGAGTCGTTAGGTCTGAACGAGCCAAGTATTCTGCAATAGTTGTCTGTAGTTCAGCATAGGTAGTAAAACTCATACAACTCCTGTTCTTGTGCGCCATGCACGATTCATTGGGTCATTCAACCAAGCAGCAAAACGCTTGTCATCCAGAACAGCAAAGCCACGCATGATTCCTTGTTTGTTCAAGTCATCAATAACTGTCATAGGAATAGAAGCTACTTTATTACCAAACAGTTGGTCAGACCATCTTGCTCGCTCATCGTACGAGTTATATTCTTTTTTATTCTGCTCAACAATGTCAGAAACATCCTGACGAGTCTGAATAATGATGCCACCTTCGCCATCAGCATGA